TATGCACATTTTTACACTATTTGTTAATAGCTTCTTCTGGAAATCTCCTGAATATACACCATTTCTAGAAAAAGATGTCATACGTGATAATTTTGTTACAATCTTAAATGATTTCCAGAAAGACAATAGCAACCTTACTATTGATGTCCACGATGCCCATGTACTACAAATGGGACCAGCTATATCTATAGATTATATGTCTTATTAACAAAAAATCTGATGATATGGCATTGTCATTTTGTCATTCAGTGTCGCTCGACCCGGGCTCGTCAAAACAACTTAAATAAACTATGCGACTTGTAAAGAATGGCATTAAAGTGTAAACACTCTGCTGGCAATGGCACAATCTACATACAAATCTTCCCACACGGAAAGAAATACATTGGTCAAACAATACGAGGCAGTAAGAGATTTGAGCAATACAGGCGTCACGAAGGCAACAATCCGCATCATACCAATGCGCTCAATAAATATGATTACAATAATGTCAAAGTATTGACATTTGATGTGCCAGAGTTTCTCTTAGATTGTGTAGAGACTTCGCTCATTTCTCTATATGATACGACTGGCCGCGCAAAGGGATATAACAAGATGACGGGTGGGGCAAATGGTCGCCCAAATCAGGAAACGATTGAGAAGATGCGTGCCATACACTCAGACGGTAGGCACAAGGGTGAAAACAATGCTATGTTTGGCAAGAAGCACAAACCAGAAACCATTGAGGTTTTTAAGAGACAACGCATTGGTCGTCCTGGTCACCCTCTTACTCAGGAATTTAGGGATAAGTTTCATCGCAAAGGTGTTGATAGTCACAATTATGGTAGGAAAGCCACTGAAGAAGCCAAACAGAAGATGAGTATATCTAGAACTGGTTTAAAACGCACAGAAGAAACAAAGAAAAAACTAAGCGAATCTAAGTTGGGTGCCAAGCATCCAAGAGCACGGGCGGTGTATGCGTTTGGAAACTGGTATGGGTCTTGCGGGCGTGCATCTGATGCTTTGCGTTTTATGTTTGGCAGAAAGGACAATTTTGTCAAAGCATTCGTTTATCAAGACAAACATCCTGATATATTCTTTGCCTGATGTAAAAATTAGTTATTACGTTGTCCATATTGTATCGATGACCACTCGCTGGAAGGTGTTGCAGTGCCCGGGGGTGTGAGCAAATCAAGTTTCTCATTGACGGGATACCCCTGCAGACCCTCGAACATCGCACCATCTACAAGGTCCTCCACGGTTGCGGGAGGCTCAGACAGACTTCTCTGGGGAAGAGTTGTATGGGGGGTGCTATCTCTCAGTTGGTAGCTAGGGAGCTGGCAAGCGCTCTGGACAACTTTGCCATTCATCACCAGTCGGGCGCCGTTAGCATCAAGGGCGTTTTCGAAACCTTCGAACTGAGCATTTCCTGATATTCTGGCATTTGTTTTTGGGATTTCTGATGGGGTAGAGAATGCTGGAGAGATGCTGTCAGTCACGCCAAAAGTTCCAAACACAGCAGGGTCTGAGAATTGCACAGGGGCTGCCGCGAGGGCCGGCGACATCACGCGGGGATCTGCGTACGTGGGAGGTCTTATTCCCTTGATAGTACCATCAACTGCCTTTGTCTCCACGGGAACATTGGTGTCAAAGTTGGTGAATGGCAAGTCTTCGTCGATTTTGTTTTCCATCACATTGGCACCTACCACAACATTCGTACTTCCTGCAATGTGCTCTATGGGGTCCACAAACTGCACCGGGTCTGGTGCGTTGTCCTTTGCCCTTAGAAGTTCCTGTATCTTTGCGGTTTCCTTTTTGACCGATGAGATTGCCTTTTCCATCTGTGCCTTTGCGCGTGATAGAGTGGGAATTTTTACATCCTTGGTATTGCATGACGAACAAGTGGGTTTTGCAAACAAATATTTTGCCTCCGAGTGAATCATCAGTCCCACCATCAGTATAATAAGTATTACGATGAGTGTGTCTAGCATTCTTATATTTAAACATATATATTTTTAATTTAATCACAACATGCATGCAGGGTCTTCTGCTGTGGTAGATTTCAGAGTGACACCGCGGAGGAATATGGTGTTCATCTCGCGACCGTTGTATGTCAGAGTCTGCTGAGGCAGAATGGTGACCTTGTACTTTGAGAATGGTCCGCCGAATGCCTCATTGGTCAACTGCTTCATGTGCAGAGAGTTAGTAGCGGCATAGTCCTTGAGAGCACTCTTGAAGTCGCTGAAGGGAACGATGTTGTCACCGCCAAGCACGAGGAACTCCGAAGCGAGGAAACTCTCGATGAAGTTGGTAGACCTGGCAATGGTCTCGCGGGTGCTGATGAAGTATTCGGGAAGGACAGTCCAGATGTTGTCCTCGGCATACTTGTCTGCAAAGTACCTGTATGCCTTGTTTGCCTTCCGAATGATGTTTGGCATCTCGGTATATAGCTTCTCCGAGAGCTTCATGTCACCAGACTTAACTGCTTCCTTGAACTCGAACACAATCAGACGACGCTGGATAGAACCACCAGAGTCTGCCCACCCAGGCACCTCGTTACCTGCGAGCACAATTGGCACATCCCACTCCTGCATGAATGCCTTCTGGTGCTTGATGGCAACTGAGATTTCCTCACCTGACACGATAGACTGGAACTCTGCCTGCTCGATGGCCAAGTCATTCCGGATCTCGGGGGCGCACACCAACATCTTGTCGAAGAAAGCGGAGATACCGAACTTCCGTTCAATGTTGTTAGACAGGATGCCAACGTCGACCGTCTCGAAGAACTGCTTGATGACTTTCAGGACGAGCAGGGACTTACCTGTTCCTGCAAGACCAACAAAGAAAGGACACACCTGCCAGGAGTCAATCTCGTTGGTCTTGTAAAGAACACGGCCAATCAGACACAGCAACCACCGTTGGACATCAGCATCCCACTGTTGGTGGTTCATAACCGAGTCCAAATGAGGAGTTGGGATATCAAACCAGTCGTCATATTCTGTGTTGTCAAAGTTATGCTCGAAAAACTTGCACGCAACAATATTGTCAGACAGGGGTTGAGTTTCAGTATCAAAGCAGTGGAAACGATCCTCTGAAGAAATATACACACCATTCATGAAAGCGTAAGTTCCACGCTGCTTGTGCAGATTTGGAAGCTGCGAGTCATGACAGTTTGTCAGATACTCCACAGCCGACGAGACATTCTTCATGTTTTGAGTGGCATTCACCCAGTGAGCCCATGACACTTCCTTGCGCAGACGAGAATATACAAAGTCCTTTACCTCGTATACCTGGCGATAACTGTGCATGTTCCGCCCATCGATGATGATGGGCTCATAGAGAAAACCGTCTTGTTTGCGATATCCCTTCTCCATTGCAGAGTCCAGCAGATACAACAAAAGTTCCTGAAAGGAAGATATGCCATCGTCGATGAAGCGGAAGCGCAGAGACCAAGAGCCAATGACCGCATCTAGATCATTGTCGAGTTCGACCAAACCGTCCTCTGCTTCCAGTTGATGAACTGAAAGCTTTGCCTGGTATGTGCTCAGGATGATTTTCTTGGCATAAAAAATCATCTCTAGGACTTTGATCATTTTTTGAAAGTTTTTTTTCTTTTGCTCGTTCTCGTCCTTCCCCGAGGGGAACAGATTGAGCTCCCGTAGGCGGTGATATATGGCCATTGCCTCAAACTCAGCTGTGATGATATTATCATTCACCATCTTAAGACCAAATGAACCCCTGTCGGTCTCAATTGCCTTGACCAGATCCTCATCAAAGTTCACATCAAGGGCACTGAACATGCCAATGAGTTGGCTCTCAAAGGTTGCGGTGGTGTCATAGAGGCGCCACTTGTCGCACAACTCCTCAAGCTTCTTCAAACTCTGCTCAACATCATATTTCTTGATTGCACTTGAGATTGCAAGCGCCCGAGACTCCTCCTCTTCCTTTGCGGTTGTTTTCTTGGAGGCCTTAGAAGGCTGAACCATTAGAAATTAAGTATATAATTTCTCAGTGTCTTTGACACACCTTATAACGTGTGCTGTCGATATACCGTTGCCTCAAGGATGAGTGTTCGGAGGTCAATTTATCGAGAGAGTTTGTTACAATTTCTTGCAACTTCCTCCCTTTAAGTTCTGGATGTAACCAGGGTCAAATGACAGTAAATTTTTCCAAAAAAGTTATGTTTGTCTGATATGAATACCCTAGATAAGATACAGGAGAAGCTCCATGCATACATACCGTACATACGGAAGCTCGAGGACAAGGTCGTTACCCTTGTTGACGAGAACAGAAACCTCAAAAATGAACTCAAGTCATATCAAAAGAAAATGCTCACAATTGACAAAAGTGTTGATATGAGATGATATTGACAAACACACGCTCTTAATAACTTAATAAAAAATGTGATAAGTACTTTATGGAGAGTGTAGACGAACCCAAATATGATGACAATTGGCCAGAGGGGCCCCCAAGCACCAAGTCAGGGGTGATGTTCACAAGCGAACACATTGCGCATTTGGTAGGCATGCCGGTGGTAGATTTTGGCCTGTATGTTACTGCCTTTTCTTATAATCCCATCCTAGAGGGCGGTGAGACTTTCGAGCGTTTAGAGTTTTTGGGTGATAGTGTTCTAGGCTTCCTCATTGCCAAGTATCTGTATGACACCTTTCCCGGAAAGAACGAAGGCATCCTCACGAGGATCCGAGTGAAATTTGTTTCCGGGAAATTTCTCAGTAAACTTGCGTTGAACCTGGGCCTCCACAACTACATCATAATGTCCCAGAAGGGTCTCTACAGGGGGTGGAACACAAACCCAAAGATTCTTGAAGACGCTTTCGAAGCACTCATCGGGGCAATTTACCTCGACGGTGGTATCAATGCAGCAAAGCAATTTTTTATGACCACGCTCTCCAGGCACGCCAACATTCAGGAGCTCCTGCTTGATTCCAATCACAAAGACCGGCTTGCAAAGCACTGTAGGCGCCTCTCAATGGGGAGGCCAGAGTTTGTGATACAATTCGAAAGGGGAGGGGCCAATTCTTTGTTCATCGTGGGAGTCCACGTGGATGGAAACAAGTTTGCGGAGGGTTCGGGAACCACTCGCAAAGATGCAGAGCAGGATGCTTGCAACAAGGCACTCTTACACATGGGAATTGGGAATGAGTACATCAGTTAATTATTTTAGCGCTAGAGCCATGTATTTTGTCTTCCACATCGCGGGATCGTTTTTCTCTGGCTTACCTGTCTTGCGGTTTACTAGACTATGCGCGAGGACCGTCCAAGCAAAAAGAGTATCCCGGGTCTTCAGGTCCTTGGCTCCAAACTTGGTCATCTCGAGAATAGCCTTGAACCCCTTGCAGCACCCAGCGCAGGGAAGGATGTACTGAATTGTCCTGACAAAGTCTCCAAAGTGCTTTTTGTCCTCGGCGGTTGGGTTCACTGGGAAACGCAATGCAGCGAGATGAAGCGAAAACCAGAAACCAGGGCCCCATAGTGTTGGGTCAAAGTTGGGCGCATTCGTAGTCATTATATACATAACGCTGACATTTTATTATACATTTCCACGCAGTTTTCCCCTACTTTCATGTTTTTCCTTAACAAACTTGGTGATGGCGAGAGATGCCATTGCATTCCTGCGCTTGGACATCAAAAACTTATCCTGGAGTTTCTCATCATGAATGAGATTTACAACAAAATTGACAAAACCTTCGAGTCTTGGAAGAATTTCTACCTCAAAGTATGCTCTGTCCCTGTTGACCGTGATGCAGTTCACATCGTCAGCCACAACATTGCCTTCCTTAGACCGCAGACACTCAACAAGGAAAGCCTTGTCCAGATTCAAGAGGTGGAGATATGTCTGAACCTGAATCATCTCATAACTCGGCAGCTTTCCAAATAACCGGTTTACACGGTTCTTAATCTCGACAAGAATCTTCCTATCACGTGTGATGCCGTCTATCTTACCCCCGATGGAATACTCAAAGGAACCATACTTGGTATGAACAGTCCCGAGAACATCTTTGTAAAAAGAAGGGTCGTCCACAATGTCAATCTTGAGCACGTCGCGGATATAATTGAACACACTGTGCTCAGCAACGTTGCCGTAGGTGGTGTATGCAGTCTTGCGAATAGCATCATCGACCACCGATGCAATGTCATGGGAGATGTAATTATCCCCAGCATACTTCTCAAATTCCTTGGAGAGCTTAGAGTATTTCTCGGCAACATCGGTGGAACTCTCTTCTTCCTTGGAAGCAACTTGCAACAATTTTGCAATCTTCGGGTGGGTTCTCCCAACCTTCTCCACAATCTCATCATCAGTGAGGATGTTGTTCCTTGCCATTGCACTGTTGTAGCTCTCTGCATCGGCTCTGTGCCAAAAAGCCTCGACGGCATCTGCTATCTTCTTATACTTGTTCTCATTTATACAGGCTGCGGCCTGGCTTGCATATATACATAGGTACGGGGTAATCATTCTTACAGTATTAGAACAAAATTTTTAAGTTAGTTTACCGCGATGCTATATCGACAAAAACCCATACTTATTATGTCTTCAACTATTAGTTGTAAATGTCGGAAGCTTATATCATATCGTGGTGCAAAAAGAGAGGCTACTATGGCCGCACTGGGGATCTCTCACATGTTCTCCTAGACAAAGGAGTCCTATGTGTGCCAGATAGCTCCCAAGAGGAATTCCTATCAGAGTATGCCCGTGGAGTTGTAAAGGGCGGAAAGTTCTCATGCATTGTGGAATACAAGCCGAAGGTATTTAGAATGTTTTATGATCTGGACATAGTTGCGACAAAGAAACTTGCCGATACAATGACATCTGGCACCTTTCCGGAGGAAATTGATGAGATCCTCAAGGAGATATGTGGCACCACCGCAGACTTGTTCGACATCAGTAAAACAGAAGTGACACTGTGTGTTTCAAATGTCAGCAAGAAGGTCGCAGATGGAGTAAAGGTAGGAATTCACCTAACATTCAGCAACATCTTTGTCACCTCAACAGTTGCATTGCACGTACGAGGCAAGGTCCTCGAGAAACTCGAAGAAAGAAACAATCCATTTGTCAACAAGTGGGAGGACATTGTTGACGCCGCGGTTCACAAGGGAAGTGGTATGCGTCTTCCTTGGGCATCAAAACCAACGGAACCCAACAGGGTATATGTACCAAAACTTTCGTATATCTTGGAGCGTGGGGCAGACGTAAAGGAAGAGCAGCTCGCAGAAATTCAAAATTCTTTTGCAGCAACACGGTCGCTGTTATTGAAAGTGTCCCTGAGGACAAGAGGAACTCTTACCCAACTTGTTGATAGCATAGCAGACGATAGTTTTGAATCTCCATCGATGGCAGGGTCCATCCAACACTCATCCCTTGCGGAGTATTCGGAAATTGTCAAGGAAGTGGAGAAGGTAATCCCCAAGGAATATGAGGGCCATGTCACAGGGGTGTTGAAAACGGAGTTTGTATACATGTTTCGCCATTCCTCAAAGTATTGCGCAAATGTCGAAAGGCAACACCATTCGTCAAACACGTACTTCTTGGTTTCGAGGTCTGGGCTGAGGCAGTGTTGCTATTCTAGAAAAGTAGACTTTGAGGAAAAGAGCTGCCCTTGTGCCAAGTTCAGGGGGGAACTCATGGAACTTCCAAGGAAAGTGATGGCAGAACTGTTTCCCGAATCTCCGCCGCAAACACCAAAAATCGTAGCAAAACCAATGCCAGCGAATCAAACATTCTCGATGGACAAAATAGAGGACTACGTGACAAAAGTTCTAAAACCCGCGGCAAAAAAGTCAAAACCAAAACAAAAGACGGCAAAGAAAAATTCTGTATATTCTATGTTTATGCCTTGAATGCGTAAAATCCTAATCAATAAAATCTCACCATATGTAAAATGAGCACTCAAACCAACACCCCTGAGCTCCCCATGGGCCTCACTCTTGAAAGCGACTATATCACAGTCCCAGGCCAGAACTTTGCCCTAGTCAGCTTTGTGGGCCCGGAGCACTGTCGCCAGAAGAGCACCAAGTTTGCAATGAAGATCCGCGGCGTGTTTGCCACAGAGGATGAAGCCAAGGCATATGTCAAGCGTCTCCAGCGGGCCGGTGACAACATTGTGGACATTTTCCTGATGTCCATGTACAACTGGGCCCCCTGCCCTCCCGACCCCATGGGTGTTGAGACCCAGGAGTACCAGGAAACCTTCCTAAACGACCTGATGCAAGGCTATGCGGAGTCTCAGCGCTCTGCCAAGGAGGTGTTTGCTGACCGCAAGGAAAAGGTGATGAAGGAT